CGCCGCTCGAAGCTGATGGCGTTGCTGTTCACGACGAATGAAATCGTCGTAGGTCTCACCCATCGTCTCTGCCCACCCACGCAGCGATGCGACCTCGTCATACTTGACGCCTGCTATTTCAGCTGCGGCTCGCTCTTCTTCAGCGAGGCGGCGGATATTGCTGTCGACCTCCTGCTTTTCCAGCATTTCGAGCTGCAGCAGGTAGGTCTCCCTAGCCGCAACAACCTCATCAACGGCCTGTTTCGCGCCTAAACCAACTGCATCAACAATCTTTTGCCCACCGGCAAGCGAGAGAGATCCCTGAGGTGTCAGCTTTACAATCTCTTCAAGGAGCTGGGCGACATTCCGCAGCGGCTCCTCTCCACTAGCAATGTTACTGATGGCCTCAGCCATCTCAGACATAGATTTCGTGGCGCGGGCGGATGTGCCGGTCAGCTTGTCGAAAGCTCCTACTAGCTGTAGCGCCGAGTTCTCAAGCTTCTGTGCGGCAGATCCAAACGTTTCGCCAAACTCTTCAGCCTCTTGACTGAGCTTTGGCAACTCCTTGATCAGCGCGTCGGAAACTACGTCAGCCGTGAGTTTTCCGGCCTTCGCCATGTCTCGCAGAGCGCCGACTGGAACCCCTAGGCTGTCAGCCAGAGCTTTCATCAGCCGAGGGGCCGCTTCTGCAATGCTGTTGAACTCATCGCCACGCAATGCGCCAGCCCCTAGAGCCTGAGCGAACTGGGTGATAGCGCCCTCAGACTCCGCAGCTGAAGCGCCAGAGATGCGAAGCGCCTTGGATACTGCCTCAGTAACCTGAACGATTTCCGTCTGGCTCCGGCCTGCCTCGCGAAGGGCGGGCGACAGTCGCGCATACAGCTCAGTGATAGCTGTGACGGATGAGCCGTTCTGGTTGGCAATTCGCCGAACTTCAGACAGTGCCTTGTTGAACTCTTCTTGGCTGTTCGTAGCAAGCCGCAAGCGCGCGGCGATCTGGCTGCTCTGATCGGCAAGGTTTGCATACTGCCTGGCGGCCCCCATCACAAAGGACGCGCTAAGCAATCCTTTGAGCGCCACCCCGGCCGTCTCAATCTGCGTGCTCATTCCCTTGAGCTGCTTATTGACCTCATCGAATGCTTTCTTGGAGTTGTTCTTGCCGTCGATGACGAGTTGAGTCTTGACTGTAGCCATCAGGCGAAATCCTTAAGTAAGCGTTTGAAGTCTTCCGGCTTGGCGTTTGCCGCTCTGGCGGCGAGCAACGCGACACGGTTCCCGGCACGATCCTCTTGATCAATGGCAGCAAGAAAAAGCTCAACTTGCGGCAGGCTATAGCGCTCGATGTCCTCCATGGAATGACCAGAACCTATCAAGCGCTGGACGACAGCGCCCCACTCAGCGCCCTTACCATTCCGGGAAGGGCTTCGCCGAAAAAACCGGAATTGACCCGAACGACCTCAACAAAGAGCTGGATTGCAGTTACTGAATCGATTCGACGCACCTGCCACCAGCTGAGACTGGTGGTGCGCAGCAGTACTTGCCGGATACCCGCAGAATGGTTATCCGCATACCTGAGGAGCCTTTCGGACGTAAGCTGGTCAAGGGCGCCCATCAAAGCTACCGCCTCCTTCCCATAAAGCTCAAAGTCAATAAGCTTGACCGGATAGATATTGACTGACCTGCCGCCAACTTCTGCGACTACCGGCTTAGGGAAAAGGATGTTCAGCTCGCTCATGCCAATCTCCAGGCAATAAAAAACCCGCACTCGGCGGGCTCTCTGTTTAGTTAGAACTATCGTCCTAGCGCGCCTACAAGGAACGCCAGGAAGAAGCCTATTGATGAAAGAATCAGGAGTGCCGGAATCGCTGCGAGCGCCCACTTGATCATAAAAATGATCATCGACCCGAAGCTCATATTCACGTCCAGGACTACAACTGGCTGCGCCCCTCTAAAAGACGCCATGGCTTGTCGAACATTCGGAGCCACTGAGTTAAAGGCGGCCTTTTGCTCCGATTCACGCAGCTTTGCTGCTTTTGCCGCTTCCATTTGAGCTCTTATTGCAGCGGAATACTCTACGCCGCATGCCGGACAACGATTAGGGTCTGGCTGGTTCCCCGCCAGCGGGATGTGATTACAAGCTGGGCATTGCATAAGCTCACTACTCCTTAATTCCACGCCGTGAAGCAACCATTAGGGTCTATGTAGAGGTAAAGGCGTGAGCCGTCTTGCTGCACATATACCCACTGGTCTCCATAGGATGCCCTATTGATTTCCGATGGATAGCCTATCGATCGGCGAACATCATCAGCCGTCATTCCTATCTGTATTTGTCCTCGACCATTAAGGTACGCAATATCAACTTGAGTAAGGTCGCCACAGTGATTGAAAGTTCGTCGCGCCCTTGGTCGTGGCGGCTCGTTGCTAGGTGTCGCCAACTTCACAGCAGGCCCGGCACCGCTCGGCCTAGCGGCTTCCGGCGTGACCACGGCGCCGGGACTTTCTGCTCC